TTCCTTGCCCGCCCGCTCGCGGCACAGCGCAATCCCCGCCGACATCGCCAGCGAGACCATGCCGTCGATGCGACCATGGGCCTTTTCCTTGTCAAACATCCGGTGCCCGGTGCGGTTCTCCGCGTAAGTCACCGAGGCCGCCATACTGTCCAGGAGCGGGTTCTGCGCCACGGTCTGGCGGGCGTCATAGATGGCGTTTTCCAGCTTGTTGATGGAATCCGGCATCCACAGATAGATCTCCACCTCTTGCCCCGGATTGGTCGGATCCGGCACCTTCTCCAGCACCCGCTTCTGGAAGCCCTGCGGATGCACCTCGGTGGGCAGCACCAGGCCTTTTTCCGTCAGACTGTCTTTCAAACGCTCCAAGCCATACTGATCGCAGGCGATCACCTCGGGCTGATAGCGGGAAGTGAGATCCGCCAGCGCGTCGGCCAGCCACGGATATTTAAGCCGATCCCCCGGCACTGCCTCGATAAACCCCTGCCGCACCCAAAGATCATAGGGCGCCTGATCGCGCGCCGCGCGTTCCATCAGCGTGCCCTCGGGTGTCCAGAACCAGGTCTTGGAGACCAAGCGCTCGGCATCCTTGGTGGCATCCAGCACCCAGGTGAGGGTCAGCGCCGAGAAGTCGCGCACCTGGCTGAGATCGAGCCCGCCAAAACAGGGATAGCCCTGCGCGGTCAGCTCTTCGGGATCCACATCGCCATGGCAGGCCACCCAGGCCTCGCGCCGGATCGCCGCCGTCACCGATTGCGTCCACTGGCAAAAATGCAGCCGCGCAATACCGTTGCGCTTGCCCGGCATCATCTTGGCCTGGTTCACCACTTTGGTGAGATATTCCTCATCGATGGTGACCCCCAGAAGCGGGTTCACCTTCACCCAGCAGCTTGGGTCATTCTCCCAATCATCGCCCTCATCCAGCGAGCAGATGAAGGCAAATGTACTGTCATCCTCGACCGCGCCGGTCACCACATTGACGCCATGCTGGTGCTCTTCCCAGCAGATCGACTTTTTGTCGGTGCCGGAGTTGGTCGCCATGCACAACAGCGGCTGTTTGCGGAACTTAAAGCCCCGCTCTAGCATATCGATCACATTCCGGTTGGGATGCTCATGCACCTCATCGGTGAGCGCACAATGCGGGCGCGGGCCGGATTGGGCTTTCTCGGCCGAGAGCGGTTTGAACTTGCGCTTGTCGCCCCCGCGCCCCCGGTAGGTCATCTGCCAGACCGGGTTCTCGCCCTGTTGCTGCACCGTCCGCTTCAGCACCGGCGATTGATCCACCATCGCCACCGCATCCTGGAACAGGATCCCCGCCTGGTCTTTCTTGGCTGCCGCCGCATAGATCTCGGCCCGTGGCTCGCCATCGGCCACCATCATGTAAAGCCCAATGCCGCCCAGCATCGGGGATTTACCGTTGCCCTTGCCTTCCTCATCGTAAAACCGCGTAAACCGCCGGAGCCACGCGCCGTGCTGGGCGCTGTATTTTTGCCAGCCAAAAAGCGAGCCGATGCGGAACGCTTGGCTTGGGTGCAACTCAAAAGGCCGCCCCTCGAACTGCCCGCCATTGAGCCGCAGCACCTGCGGAAAGAAGCGGATCGCCCGCAGCGCTGCCGCCAGATCCCATTTGAGCCCGCGCTTGGGCCCCTCGATCAGATCGCGCAAATGCCGATCTGCCGCCGCCCGCACATAGGGCCCGGCCACCACCTCACCCGCCTCAACCGCTTGCGCCCAGGCTGTCACCGGATCCTCGCTGGCTGAGATCCGTTCGGAGGATGCGCTCACGTTAGGTAGCTCTCGGGTCCATTGGGATCGGCAAAGCTGAACCCCATCTGACCCGCGCCCGACAGACCCCGCTCCGCCGCCGGCGTCATGCCAAAGTCATTGGCCAGCCCGCGGATCTGGCGGAAGGTCTCATTGAGCTGCGCCACTTCGGGCCGCGCCTTGATCTGCACCCCGTTGCGCGTCTCGCTCTCATAGGTCTCGCCGGTCTCTTCCAGTTCCAGCTCCAGACGTTCAAACCGCAGCACCGCTTTGCAGAGCTGCTTGAACATCATCACATTGCTGGGCTTCAGCCGATCCACGGTCGGATGACACAGCGGCAGCGCCAGCCGGTCAAAGGTCCAGCGCAGCTCGCCGGTCAGCCCCTCGGGCCGGATCTCCTCCAGGCGCATCCGCGCCCGCTCTTCCAGATTGTGAAGCGGCGCGCCCTCTTCTGCGAGGGCCACCACTTTTTCCTCTGCCGGTCTGCGCCCTCGCATATCCCGATCAACTCCTTGTTCATGTGGCTTTTTCTATTCAATTTCCACTTTGCACAGACAAAGGCTCCCCCTCCGGTTGCCAGCGCTTCCGGAATTCCTTCGAACCCTCCCCCCGGGGCATTCGCTCCGCTGCGTCAGCGGTTCGCCGGGTGCTGTGGATCCACCGGCCAGCCATCCACGCCGCGCTCTTCCGAGTACCCGCGCGCCTCCAGCCGTTGTTTGTTCTGATCATGATCATCCGGGCACAGCGTCTGCAGATTGCCCGGATCCAGAAACAGCGCCGGATCGCCCCGGTGCGGGATCACATGATCCACCACCAGGCGGCAGCGCTTTGGGTTACCCTGTCGAGATCCGGACGCCGTCAGCGTGCCGTCATTGACGATCCCCCGACGCAAACACGCCCGACACAGCGGCTCCCGCGCCAGATGCTCAGGCCGCAGCCGACGCCGCCACGCCGACAGGTTGTACAAATGGTGATACTCGCTCCGTGCCGTCATACCATACCCCCGGAACGCAAAAGCGCCCGCCGGTCTCCCGTGGGCGCAATTAGTGATGATGCATATTTACTGGCATGCCGGTGAGGTCAGCGTCAAGAGGCGATCTGTGGAGCGGTGTCAAACTTCAGAGATAGACTTCGCAGGTCGAGTGATAGGGACGCTGGATCGCGGTCATTCTATCCAAATCTGATACTGTTTTGCCAAAGCAACGGCCCTCGGCAAAACATAGGCCACTGCTGCTGTCTCGTTTGGCCACGTGCGATACGAGTGCTTACTGCCGCGCTCGCTAAAGTAGCTGTACCAGACGCCATTGACGTATTCGATTCCGTCAATGTCACCTCCGCCAAGCCCGCCGTTCGTGTAAGCGGAGCCGTCTTCGACGCCGTGGCGGCTTAGGTACTCCTTCATCTCTTTGAGTGTTTTGACCGTCATTGATGAACCTATCGAATGAATCCACTGATCAGCGAGATGATCGACGGATAAAAATTCGCGAAATCAAACAACCAGATCAAGCGGCAGATCCGCAATATCCCTTAGGCGTTGACCATCGATCATTGTTTCAACAAGGTCTAGAGTTTCACGCTCCTGCTCACGTAAGACGGCAACCAGCTCCGGCAATGCGAAGTGATAGACACAGTCGATATCCCCTGTACCCAACGCGATTGCTGCGATCCGGGAGGGCGTAGGTTCGGCAGTGACCGCTGCAATGTGGGGGAGGCGTCCTTTTCTATTTCGTATTAAATTGAGGGCCTCTGAGCGCGTATTTTGAACCCGATCAGAGCGAATGGTTAGTTTGCAGCTAATGGACGCGTGTAGAGTTGGTATCGCACCGTTGGTAGCACGCAATGAGGTTCGGCGAGCAACCCCCTCATCGACCATAGGCACCAGAGCGTTGATGCTTTCATCGGTCTCTGCTTCACGCACGACCACGACATCTGGCTTGATTAGATAGTCAGTTCCCAGATGCGTCTTCAGTTCCTTGCTTGCGTCGGCAAGAAGGCGCAACTCATCTAGATGGGTATATTGATCGAAAAGAGAAATAGATTTGCCGCGTTCGACCGAGAATGCGCCAGGACGAAGGTGCTGCAGCTTGAGAAATGCATCTGCCAAGAAGTTCTGGCATACACTCTCAAACATATGGCCAGCAGTCTGACCGGCAGGCTTTTCTGCTAACTGCTGTGTGTTGCCTATCTTTGAAATAAGCCCAATTGAGATTTCACGACTTGCCTTGTTCGACACGTCGGCGATGCTGGGCACGCCATTGGTCTCAGATATTGGGCCGGCAAGGCACTCCGCATGGAAGCGCTTCCGTGCTTGCGAAAGCCACACGTCCATTATGCCACCGCATAGATCTTATGGGTCGAGGAGATAGCGGTGCGGATGTTCTGAGCAACCGCCTCGGCCACTGGTGGCGGGAACGCGTTTCCTACCTGTCGATATTGGGCTGTCTTTCGACCGGCAAATTTCCAGTCGTCAGGAAATCCCTGAATGCGTGCAACCATGTTGACCGTCAGCCGTGGCAATCCAACAAAGTCTGGATCCGGAGCTTCCTCGGCAATCGTCTTGCCATTGACGCCCAGAGCTTCCCACGCTCGCTTTGCGCGAGTGGGGCCTAGATCGGGGCCCCCGTGCTTCTTTGACCCACCGACGATTGTTGGAGCGATTTCATCAGCTTGATCGCGCCACTTGTCAGCACCTACCCAACCTCGCTCAGACATAAGGTCGTGCAGGAGATTGCCCACCGTTGGGGGCTGCATGTTACCTCCGACTGGCCACTGAAAATTATCAGCGTAGTCTTTATGGATGGCGACGATAACAACGCGTGGACGAAGTTGAGACACACCAAAATCGCAGGCATTGAAAAGATGCCAATCAACGTATGTATACCCAAGACGCTTAAGTTGCCGTTTAAGTTTCTGCCGATAATCATGGAAGACGGCGTCCAGGAACCCACGAACATTTTCCAGCATCACCGCTTTTGGGCGCACCTCGTCTACGATACGCACGGCATGAGGAAATAGGTCACGCTCATCCGAAGCTCCAAGCTGCTTACCAGCTTTCGAGAACGGGGGACACGGAACACCACCTGCAACAACATCAACGCCCTTGTAAGGGCTCGCATCAAACTTGGTCAGGTCTGTCTCATCGCCTTCAATTACATTCCACCCAGGGCGGTTCAAGTTCAGTGTTTTGCGCGCCCAATCGTCGATCTCGACCAAGGCCTCATGACCAAACCCAGCGCGCTCAAGGCCGAGCGCTTGACCACCGCCACCTGCACAAAGTTCGATAGATGAAAACGACTTACTGGCCATCAGGCTACCCCGAAACTTGTTCTTCTTTTGTTGCATACAGCAGGCTCACAACACAAAAGTCAATGTAAGCCCAGAGCAAATGGAGACCTTGGGTCCGAGGCTGTCATAGGAAAAGTAAGGAAAGCACTTATTGGATCCTGTTCGTCGGAGGTCTGCCATCAACGCGTGATACGTTCAAGCGAATCCGCTAACGCGCGTCTCAGAGCGTGAGCCGAGGGCCCATACACACTCCACCCGTGCGCTCGCAGCACCGCACTGATCGGCTTGTCCTCGAGACACACCATATCTATCAGCCGCCGATCCGTGATGTTCACGCGGGAGCCACGTTTGGACGGTCGGATCTTGCGCACTGCCATGGCAGTGC